TACCCAGAAGAGTTTCAGAAAGTGTTCGAACCAGACCATGACTTAATGTTTGAGAAAATTATGTACAGTGCTGTGGAGCGCTTCTACGATGCAGTTGACTGGTCTCCAAAGAAACCTGGGGAAGCTGTACAGTGCGATCTTTTTTCATTATTAAGCGAATAAACTTGTTGATTTCTAAAATATATCCTATATTATAAATCATATGAGTAACATTACAGTGTTTGTAAATCACGTCGGTCAAACGATCCTCGCTGAGGAAGTAGCTGTGGAGGGTAAGATTCTTAAAGCTAAGAATCCTGCTGTACTCCATGTTCAACCTAATCAGCAGGGTCAACTTCAAGTTCAATTGATTCCTCTATTCTTTAGAGAGTTTATTGAAACTGCCAAGCGGAATGATGGTGCTGTCTTTAATTTTAATAAAGATAACATCGTTAGTTCCGATGTTTCCTTGGATTCGAAGATTGTTGAGCAATACAATCGCATCTTCTCTGCAATTCCCGCCACAAGCGAGAACAAGAGCAAAGAGGCTCCAGTTATTAAGTTGTTTGACGATTAATGAAACAAGACGAAATCTTATCAAAAGCGTTTAAGTCACTTGATGCCTTAAATCCAGAGGCGACGTTTCTCTCTGAGAACGCCCTCTGTAACGTTGATACTTGGTATGACACGGGCTGTTATGCTCTGAATGCAATTATTTCAGGCAAACTCAAAGATGGCGGTGTGCCGAAAGGTCGCATCGTCATCTTTGCAGGTCCGTCGCAGACCGGTAAGACACTGCTTGTTAACAAGATCTTAGGAATGGCCCAGAAGAAGGGCATTACTCCTGTTATTTTTGATACAGAGTTTGCCATCGATAAGAATACTACCGCCGGTGTAGGTCTGGATCCTGACAAAACCAAATATGTTCCAGTGTATACAGTAGAAAATGCACGAAATCAGATCAGTACATTCCTTGATAGTATTGTTGAGCATAATCTGCAAGGTAAATTCATTATTAGCTTGGATAGCTTGGGTAATCTTGCCAGTAGTAAAGAAGTATCTGATACTGAGAAAGACAAAGGCGCCGCTGATATGGGAACAAGAGCTAAGGGTCTAAAGAGCATGTTACGTCTCTTGACGTATAAAGCTGGTCGTGCAGGTGTGACTATCTTAATGACTAACCATACCTATAGTGACCCAGTTGCTCTATACCCGTCCCTGGTACAAAATCAGAGTGGTGGCAGTGGCCCGCTATATATGGCCAGCGTCATTGTGCAGTTAGCGAAGAAGAATGAGAAGCAGGATGATGGTAACGAGGATGACTCGATTTTACCTGAAGCTAAGAACTATAGCGGGGTAACATTGAGAGCTTTGACTGTTAAAAATCGATTTGTTCCTCCGTTCCTCGAAGCTAGCATGCATTTAAACTATCTGTCTGGTCTTGACAAGTATAGCGGTCTACTAGAAATGGCTGTTAATCACGGTTTGATCATTCAAACTGGCGCAACATATACTAAGCCAGATGGCACGAAGCTCGGATATGCAAAGAACTTTACCAAAGATAAGAAGTTCTATGAAGATCTGATCCCACTTCTAGATAAAAAGCTTGAGGCTGCTTACAAATACGGCAATACAACCGGTGAGGCGCCTAATGCTAAAGACGAATAATCTTAAGATCGGGTTTAATTGCAGCTCTTTTGACTTGTTACACGCTGGGCATGTAACAATGCTGAAGATGGAGAAACAGTTATGCGATTATCTCGTGGCTGCTCTCCAGGTTGACCCCACAATTGACAGACCGGGTATAAAGAATAAACCAATTCAAAGTGCTTATGAGCGGTATATACAGCTTCAAGCCTGCAAATATGTGGATGAGATTCTAGTTTATGAAACAGAATTTGATTTGCTTCAGCTTATCAAAACGCAGACCATACATATTCGATTCTTGAGTGAAGAGTATAAAGATAGAGACTTTACTGGTAAGCAGTATTGCTTGGATAACGGTATTGAAATACACTATCATAAGCGGCAGCATGTATATTCTTCAAGCGAGCTTCGAAGCCGCACTGCTAAATTTGAAAATTTGAAGGATAGTAGTAGCAATATTGTAGTACCCCCTCAATACTCCCCGGAGCTTACAGAGATTTCACATGAGCCGAAATAAGATTGTAGTACCTGTGTCAGGCGGAATGGATAGCGTGGTCCTTCTGCATAAGGCTATTGAGAAGGTTGGGGTTGAAAATGTATTTTGCTTGACATTTAATTACCAGCAAAGACATAATCGAGAATTAGGTTGTGCATTAGATCAAATTCGAGAGGTAGGCTGTCAGGGGCGCTCGCGAACAGTTGATGTTAGTTTCATTAGAGACCTAGCACCCACGAGTAGCTTAACCAATGACAATATTGATACCCCGGATATTCGTGAAATTGCTGGTGAAGCTCAACCGAAATCTTATGTACCAAATAGAAACATGATGTTTTTGAGTATTGCTGCTTCTTATGCTGAAGCTGTTGGTGCAGTGACAGTATATCATGGTGCAACGAAGGTAGATAGTCTTGCGGGCTATTGGGATGCAAGTCCAGAATTTTTACCAGCAATTAATGCAATTCTTTCTTTGAATCGCGAGACACGTATTACTATTGAAGCACCGTTAATTGGGATGGATAAGGCAGATATTATTAAGGAGGGTGTGAGGTTGAAAGTTAAATTCAGCAAGACCTATACATGCTACTCTGGGGAAGAACTTTGTGATTCTAATTCCCCAAGCAGTGCGCTAAGGATCAAGGGGTTTGCCAATGCTGGTTATATTGACCCGCTTCCATATAAACAAGATTTATCACACATTTGGAAGAAATATAACTGTAGAAAAATAGAATACGACACTTATAATACATAAATGTGCGGTATATTTGGTGCCACAGAACGAGAACGGTTCCTTACGCTTTACAATTTAAATCGTGAGAGAGGAACATTTGCCACCACACTCTGTTTTGTCACACAAAAAGGAGACATGATCGTTCACCGGTGGAGTGGACCAGTAGATGCAAAGACTGTTGATAAAAAGTTTGATGAAGAAGGGGAGAAGGTCTTATTTTATGTAGGTCATACGCAAGCGCCTACGTCTGCAAAGAGAAAGTATTCAAAAGACACATCACACCCCTTCACTTCTGGTAATTTTACTGTAGCACATAATGGTGTGTTAACAAATTTTACAGATCTTATATCAAATTATAAACCGACGTGGAGCAACCCTGTAGATTCGAGCATCATCCCATACATGTTTGCACTGCATGAAGAAGAGCGCAATACAGAGAATAATATTGCTGCAATTACAACATCTTTAGGTCAACTTGAAGGTACTTTTGGATTATGGATTTACGATTCAAATCGAAGAACAATGTTTTTAGCGAGATGTGGCAGCACACTCTTTGCCAATGTCTTAACAAATGAATTTAGTAGTATAAAATTTAAGAATAGTGAACCGCTTGAAGAGGGTCATCTCTACCAGTTAACACCTGAAGGTGTAACTTCAGTAGCGTTGTTTGACTTTAATAGTCCTTTTTTTACGTAATTAGACCGAGCTAAACTTATCGAAATCATCAAACCCGCTAGCACGGTTCCATGTGCCAAGATCTCTCAGAATATCTACCGGGGTTTGGTCCTCGCCACCATCAACAGTAGGTATTTCACCTGTTCCTTCACCTTCCTTGCTAGCAGCGGCATCCGATTTAACAAAAGCGTTTTTAAATTTTAAACTGTCAACAAGGTCACCCACAAACTCTTTATCGCTAGCTTTTTGTGCATCATAAGCTTGCATTATGGCATCTCTTACTGCAGACACAAACTCTGGTGAAGAGTATAGATCTTTGCCTGCTATAACACTGATTTCATCAGGCATCTCTGCATAAACTTTTTGAAATTCGGGAATAAATTTAGCAGCACCTCTCACGTAAGTATCTTCTGTTGAAGCAGCTGCAGGAGCGGCAGGTGCATCAGCTGTCTTCACAGCTTGTTTGACCTTAATAACACTCTTCACAGGTGCAACAACACCTTTGCCACCCACTGCATAATCTCTATAAAACCCACCAAGATTGGCGATCACACGGGCTGTATAGCCTTTGAGTGCATCACTGCTGGGAACCTTTAATTCAGGGTTACGAATCTTCAAATCATTCAGGGCCAATTTAACTGCATCTTTGATTTGCTGTCTGAATTGGTCTTCATTTGTTGAAGGGTTGACATAACCAACCTCTTTGCCGTTAATCACGGCCTGTTTCTGCTTGAAAAGCCGCGGAAAAATTGCCGCCGTCAACATATCTGCAGCTTCCTCTTTTGAAATGTTGAGACTATCCGCAATAGCACCAATCAAATAACCACCCCCGGGTGCTGTACCTATTTTCTTCCTAATTTCAGGCTCACCGCCACCTGCCCAATCTGTGCCAATATCGAGTTCATTGATAAGAATATTTTGCTTGTAAGCTTCAAAGATTAGTTTAGAGTCATTATTCATAGATACTTGATTATTTATATGTTTCTAGTATAATTTTAATGGTATGATTGCTATATACTCCCTAAGTCCATTGAAATCTCGCTGTCTTCTAGAAGAAACTCTGCCACTCTCAGACGATGTGGTGCTCAATGTAAAATACAATAATACTACCGTTGGCCTTTGTGAATATTATAATTCTATTATTGAAAATGAAGAGAATGACAAGTATGATGCGGTAATTTGCTGTCACCATGATATATCTCTGCGATATGCAAATTTCCAAACAGGGGTCACAGATGCTCTCAAGCTTTACGATGTTGTTGGAGTTGCTGGTGGCAGAGCTCCAAAAGTAATAGAAAAGAATTTATGGCATTGGATGACACCCAGAGAAGAATATCGCGGAATTGCTGCGCATGGTGATTCTATTCATAATATGTTTGTGACAAACTTTGGTGCAACACCAAGCCG